AGATCGCAGCATAACTATCCAGGACCAAAGAAACATTGAGGAAATTCGGCGGAATGATGGTCGAATACGATACGCTCGTGAGGAGAGCGCCATCGACGACCTCAAAATCAGCCCCTTCGAATTCAAATGCAAGGAGGCCCGGCTTTCCTCCCTCTATCGACAGCCTCACGTTTCCGCGGGCGCCCCAGATCCTTTTGATTACGCCGTCCATGTAAGCCCCGACAGTAATAGACGGGATGCTGGCCGTTGCCGGTTTGTACGTGACGGACGTAGATGGGACGATCGTCTCAGAGAATCCGCACGCCTTAAGCAATTTGCCGTAATCCGGGGCGGTGCCGGCTGTGCCCGATCCTTTCAGTTCTGAAACAAAACCGATCTTCCCTGAGCGCTTGCCCGAGACGCTTGGAGATCTCGATAGCGATTCTCTCAGGAGATCCCGTTCATACATTTCGATGACTGGCACAAAAGACACATCCTTGATCTGTACGGCATCGGCGGCCGCCAGCGTCTCTTTCGTGCCCTCGGTTCCCTCAATTTTGGCTGCGATCTGCGTCGCGAATAATCTCATCGGCATGGGTTTTATCCTCCTTTCCTTCCTTGTCGCCCTTTCCCTCTTCCCCTATCTGCGTTCGGACATGCTCCGGCAGGGCGGGGGGAAAGGGGATTAGGGGCTGTTCGATTTCATTGCCATTTTCATCGACGATATAGGTCACCGCCTTGCGTATGGTCATCACAAATGAGAAAGGATCCTTTTTCTTTTCTGCTATATTGTCCCCCATCTCTTCCATGTTGCCTCCTTTGTTGGTCACCTACCGTTTGTTCTTATATGCTGTACCGACATTTTGTTTTAAATTCCATCGAATAAGCGGAAAAAAATTTTGTATTGATCTCATTCGCCTCGCGAACCGGCAGGAGGGGACTAATGTCCAGATTTAATCTATTTCCTGTCAGGATCCTTCTGAGATCATCGAGCATTTTGTAAGTTCCAATAGCCCCCCTTCTTGGCTCACCAACTCCCCTCATGGATTGGGCGCACGCAAGAATAGAAAATTTCATCTCCTTATCTTGAATGCCAGAAATGAAATGTTCAAAGACTCCTTCCGAATAAATAACCAGGATACACGGTAATTGTCCGGCAAATATTCTTATTTGCTCCTCGAGGTCGCCGCCCTCGATCTGGTAGGAGTCGATCTTCCGGCAGTAGGAGCCCATGACAGAGGCCTTGAGGGTCGCGATGATGGCGTCTTCGATTTCGGTGATGGTGTAGGTCATGGTCGTCTCGGTAATCCTCCCGGCCTCCCCTTATCAAGGGGGGGAGAAGAAAGGAGGGGTTACTTTTTCATCAAATAGACCCCTGCCATTCTTTTGATCTCGACCCAGTCCTCTTTTTGAAGCATCATGAAGGGGCGGTCAGGGATGCTGACTTTATGGCCCCTGCCGGCCTTGCCGCCGAAGTGATGAATGGCGGCGTAATCCTTTGCCTCGGGCCGGTTTGAAATGATCACTTTGTCTGAAAACGCTTTATATGTCGCTGACTTTAAAAATCCGTGGCGCACAAGAATTCCTGCGCCTAAATGCCCTTCCCTCCGCTTTTGAATGATCGTGGAGGGTTTGAGCCTCTGCCATTTGCGGGGCCGGCCGCCTTCTTCGAAGTTCTTCTTTATGGACGTCAGGGCGAGCTCGCCCACGTTTTTCATTAAGGGCAAGAGAGTGCCCATTCGCTTTTTGAGCTCAGCCAGCATCGGCCTGATCTCGTCTTTTATGATGCGGACGTCAATCTTGATGGGCATTGTCTTCCCTTAACCCCTCTTCATCCCCCCTTACCTAGGGGGGGAATAGAGGGGGGTTATATTCTTGCCAGCCCTTCTTTCCCTGGGTTGAAGTCCCAGCCGGGGTCGGGAAGCATTTGGATCACTGTGCCGTCGGGCATCTTCACGGGTTTGTTGTGATAGCGGCTGCCTTTTTCGACGCTCAGTCCTTCGCGCTCCATCTCTGCCTCAGACAGAGTTACAACAGTGCACCTGCAGTTGTAGCCGTTCTGGGGATACCAATGGTCCCAGAAAGGATCGTCCGAGCGAAAAACTTTGCCGTGAAGCGCGGCGTGCGTCGGGCGCGTATGCTCGTCCATCACGGCTACATATCGCCAGTAGGGACGCATCTCAATTACATCCGGGTCGGTCATCTGCTCGTAGCGGCCGACCTGGTAGGCTGTCTGGAGATTCGTCCTGTAAATGGTCTCGGCCCTGAAGCCCTTGATCCCCCACTGCCCGAGTGACTCCTTCATGGCTTTTTTCCAGCCAGCAAGGCTCAGGCCTTCATCGATCGCCTTTGTCAGAGAGGCCTGGATCTCTTTGATCGCATCGAGCCCGGCTACGTCGGCCACGGTAAAGGCCCGCACCTGGGCCTGGCGCGCCAGCTTCAAGAATTCGTCAGCCGTCAGAGGAATTTTCGACTGAAAGAACCTGAGCGCCTCTTCGAATGGAAGCGTCTCAAGGATGAACTTTGCTTCGTCAAATGCCATCAATACGCGTCCGTGTCCGTGATACGTGTTCGTTAATAATTATCTAAAGAGCCGCTGGAGCTGTCGCTTTTTTTGCCGATGGTTATGGCTCGATCGTCTTCCGTGCGGCCGCTCTTGACGTTGATCTCGTAATCGGCCTGGGTCGTATCGCCGAGCGTTGCCTTGCCCTGGGCGATATCAATTAGGTGCTTCATCGCGTCTTCGTAATTTTTTCGCCTGATCTCTGGCGCGGCCGAGCGCCTGGCAAATAAGAAGTAGATCGCCAGCGTGACCGAGTGCTCCTTGATCACGGGGGGCACGACAGTAAACGGCACGGTTGTCGCCTGCCCGCAATAGGAATCGATAATGCCGTCGGCCTTGGAGATGGCAGCGGCGATGCGCGCCTCATTGATGATGCCGATGCCTTCGTCGTCGGTCAGATCGATGATCTCGGCGTCGGAGATCTCTTTTTGAATGTCGGTTTTGAGTGAGTAGGCCATTGATCCTCTATGTCAGGCAGAAAGCAGTAAGCAATTTTTCTGCTTCTGCTTTCCGCCTTCTGCTTTTTTATCAGGGCTAAAACCCTGAGTTACACCGGTTCTCCGGTTCTTTTATGTTAACAGCGTATCTTTCCACATGAAGCCGAGATCCTGGCCTACAGCGATGATGCCGGTCTCCTCGGCCACTTCGTAGACATCCTGATGCTCGGCCGGCTCCCGCCACGTGCTGTTTCGGCGGACAGAGCCTCCTTCATACATAATTCTCACCTGGACGCCTGCCATTGGGGTTTTGAGTCCGGCGGACCGGGGGCGATAGAAGAGAAAACCCATACCCTTGCCGGCGTTAATTTCCCAGACATTCGCTGCTGTCCATTCGGTTCCGGCCTTTGTCTCCTTGGCGGAATTGACAATGGTTTCGCCGATGATAACTTCTTCGAGATCGAATATCGCGGCGATCAGGTCGGCGCCAACAATTCCCTTCTCGGTATATTTGATCCGGTCTAAAAGTGTCGATTCCATTTTCAGGCTGTTATATGTGCCGAAATCCATCATCAGCACATTGGGCTTTAGACCCGTATTGCTCCGAATGGTTTCGATCCTTGTCAAAACATCGACAATAAATGTGTTGCCACTGCCTGCGGCCCAGAGACCTTCAGCATCCTCGCCGCCCGCTGATTGGCCTGACCACGCTGTGCCTTTGGCTAAATTGGCGATTCGGACTTCTTTGCTGAGATCGATCTTGTCTGCGCAGAATTCAAGAGCGTCGATGTCGGGCTGAAGTGGAGGCGCTCCCTGAGAGACCACGAATCTCCTGTCCTCGTCGGGCAATTCCTTCGCAAAGGCGTACTCGTGGGTGACGTACGGGATCAGATCAACGGGATAGCCGCTTCTCTGGGCCCTTGCCCCCGGCCCGCGAATGCCTGCCTCATCCCTGAACCATGCGCCCTTGGGATAGCGTGTGATTTTCGCTTTCGGATCATCCGTGTTGATAATGGGGAAAACCAGATCTCCGATATACGATCTGTTCCGGTACTGCACGCTGACCCCGGCCAGCGGCCCGGAAACGATTAATTCTTTTACATTGGGCTGTGCCATACTCAATTACCTCCTTTTTTTTAAGTTTAGTCGGCTCATAGCTCATGATTAATGAACCACTGTCCCCAGACTATAAACCGTTACAGCCTCGGTGCCCGATCCGATATTGGTCACGACCGCCAAGAAACGTTTGCTGTTATTCTGGGCGATGGTCATGGTGCCCGAAAGCGTGAGGCCGGTGTTCGTGGTGACAGTGATCGTTTCTGCTGCATCGGCCGTGTTGCGGATTGTGAATTCAAAGCACGACCCGACTTCGCAGCCCGCTATCGCTGCCACGATGTTTTCAGCCGTATCGAGAAGATCGGCTCTTGCTGCGCCGTTTGGATCGCGGAGGATCATTCCTCCGAGAAGCTGGGCGGCTGAAAAGGTCACCGCCGCTGCTGTGTTAATCGTAGTGACGGTCGCTCTCTGCCAGGCTGCCTGAGTGATTGCCGGAACAGGCCCAAGAAGAAGAGCCGATCCAACATCGTCTTCGGCGCTTGACGCCTCGACGACGATGCCTCTCGCATATTGGAGCGAAGCCGATGCATCCTGGCCCTTGCCGGCATCGGCGGCGGCTACATATTCGGCCTTGACAAAACTGCCCACTCCGATTGCACTATTCATAACGAGCTTTGAGACGCCCGC